GACGTAGGATGGACCCATTTATTCAGAATGTGGTAGATATAGCAAAGAGAGAAGCTACAAGAGATGAAGAAGCAGCAGTACAAGGTCGAGCAGCACAGGCTGTTGGAGCTGGTTCCTTTGGAGGAACTAGGCAAGCCTTGGTAGAATCAGAAGCTGAACGTAATCTTGGTGAACGTCTAGGTGACATTCAAGCACGAGGATTATCCACTGCATTTCAGAATGCTCAACAGTCAGCAGAGGCACAACGACAAAGAGAGTTGGCAGGTGGTAGACAGTTTGCCGCATTAGGAGATGTAGCTGGGCAGAGAGCACGAGGTGATATTGGTGGTCTGGCTGGTATTGGGGAAACTCAACAGCAACGAGGCCAACAGGCTTTGGATATAGCCCGTCAAGAATTTGGACAGGAACAGGTATTCCCTGCTCAGACATTAGGAAAGTATCAGTCTATCGTTAGAGGATTCCCATATCAGATGGGCTTTACACAACAGAGTCAGCAGACTATACCTACTCCATCGTTAGCCCAGACACTTACTGGTGGTCTTAGTACGGCTGCTGGATTGTATGGTATGTTTGGTGGATTTGGTGGAGGTGGAGCCACTGGTGGAAGAGTAGGTAATATAGTAGGTCGTGAAGGTGGTGGTCTAGTTTCTCTGCAAGGTGGTGGAGTACCAACGGCACCTACAACTGGAGGTGTACCTCAAGTACCAGAGATGGGAGCACAGAAGATGGTTCCTATGCTTATGAACATGTATAAAAGTAATCCACAATTTAAAAATAAAATAGATCGAGATATTCAACAGATGATCCCTAATGTACAAGGAGTTAATCTGGGAGCAGGAGGAGCACAGACAAACTTAGGTATGGCAGGTGCTCCACCATATACTGGTAGAAGTGGTGGTGGTCTTGTTTCTTTGGCAGGGGGTACAGAAAAAGGTACAATAGGAGATATATACAGTCAGTTATTTAGTTATGAAGAAACTCAAGCTGAAAAAGATAGAGATGCTCTAATAAAGGATGTTTTAGCTGATATAGATACTTTACCTACAAAAGAAGATAGGTTAGATAGAGCAGATAAAAGAAGAATGCAAGCTCTATATGCATCTTTAATTGCAGGTGGTGCAGGTATTATGGGAGCTGATCCACAAAAAGGATATGCTGCTGCCGTAGGAGAAGGTATTAAAACTGGTCTTCCAATAGCTGCTGAAGGTATGGAAGGTTACTATGATGCTTTAGATGAAGCAGATCTAACTGGTGTTCAGCAGAAGATACAAAAACTTTCTATTCTACAAGGTCAAACTTCAGATGAAAGAGCTAAACAACAGATTAATAAAGAGATGTTTATTCTTGCAAAGAGTTCTGGCTTATTAGGAGATGTAACTCCTGAATTTAATATAACTGAAATGACAACATATATACAGCATATGCAAGGCTACGATGCAGAGAGTATTAAGGAACGTGGAGGTATCATAGCAGTTATAAATGAAGCTAGACAAATGGTAACAGACGAGGCTCACGCAGGAGGTGTCAAATTAAACCCCGGTCAAATTCAAAATAAATCTATGGATGCTATAGAAATAATAATGGAAAGAGATCCTGAAGTAACACCCCAAATTACAGGTGATGAGCCAGGAAATGTGGCAGCTGCTGTTACAGGTACAGTAAAGCCAGTAAAGACAGGAGAGGAAGCTGATGCTGAATTTGAGAACCCACCAAGGGAACCAGATCAAGCAGAGCTAGATTTGGCTGGTCAAATAAAAGAGTTAACAGCTCAACTTGAAAATCCAAAATTAAAGCAGTATCCTCTTATGATAGATGAGATAACAAGAAAATTAAACAACCTCTTGGAAGAACAAAAAAAATTACAGAAGGAAACACCTGAAGAAAGAGAACGTAGGTTACGTATACCAGAAGACTTATATCCGAGAAGGGGTTAAATAATGGCTTTAACACCTAAAACGGCAGAGTTTCATAAACTCCGTAAAGGATTAGATCAGATAGCTGCTGAACAAGGTGGTATATCTCCCAATCAAGTAGAAAGTTTTTTACAAGATAAAGGTGTAGATCTTGAAGAGTTCCAAGGAGCATGGAAAGAATTTAAAGATACTGGCTATGAGTTAGATAGACCGGGATTTATGTTAGGTCGTCTAACTGGCCGAGCCATTGGTGAAACTGTTGAAGGTGTAGCAAGGATATTAGCTCCCAAGTCAGTAGAAGAAGCTGCTGAAAAATTCTTTGATAAAAATCTTTCAGAAGGTGTTAAAAGAACTATGTCAGAAGTATTTGACCCTTATCATGGAGATGGTCTTATAGAACCTTTTGTTGGAGAATTAGCTAGTATTCTAATTCCCTACACAGGTGGTTTGAAAATATATAAAGGAGCTAAAAATTTACTGTCTAATAAGCAGCTTTCTCGTTTAGGAATATTAGATAAACCTGAAAAGATTGTTAAATCTAAACGACTTACTCCTTCTCTCTTTGGTTCAGTACAGGAGCAAGTCTTGAAGCCACACCTATTTGGTAAAGGAAAAGGTACATGGGCTAAAAGACAAAGACTGAAAAGAAGAAGTAAGGGATTAATACGAGAAGGTATAGGGTTTGGTGGAGCTATGACTGTTGTTAATGGACCTGAAGAAGATTGGCTAACAGATCTAATTGAAGAGCATCCTGAAACAATGGAAATGTTTCAAGGATTAGCTATAGATCCTAATGATCCAAAGTTAGTACAGGAGTTAAATGCTTTTCTCAATAACACTGTACTAGAACTTCCTTTTGCTTTAGGAGGTGGAGCTGCAATAGTAGGTGGTCCTATGTTAGCTTCAGCAGCTCGTAGAATAGGATTAAGTAAAACGATAGTGGAGAAAACTAAACTAGATAAAGTAGCTAAGATGTCTAGAGAATGGCTAACATCCAAGTATGGAGTTGATGATGTTGTACTAGCTATGGGGTTACGTAGGTTCTTTGCTCCTAATAAAGCTATCTCTGAAGCTGATGGTCTAGCACAAGATTTTAAGAGGATTGTTAAGGAAGAGAGTGCCGTAGCACGTAAGAATAAAAGAGTTGTTGGTAAAGAAGAATTATTAAAAAGAATGAATAGAGCTTTAGGTGGAGAATCATATTCTAATCCTGCTCATAATTTACGAGCACAAAGAGCAGCTATGGATACTCTTAGAGCTACAGGTTATAGTAAGACAGCAGATTTATTAGGTTCTATGAGAGGAAAACTTGATGAGTTTTCTGAAGCTGTCACTGGTAAAAATGGTCATCCTCTTGTAACGGGAGATTTAAAAGTAACTATAGATTCTAATTTAGGATTCTATATGAATAGAGCTTATCGTTTATTTGATGATCCTTCTTTTGAAGGGTGGGATAAACTTAGTACTGAAGTAAAATCTAATGCTATGAACTATCTATATAGGCAAGGTCTTAATCCTGAAGATGCTGAATGGGTATTAAAAGAGATACTAGCAAAGGGGAGTAAGAAGGATTTTAAAAATGGTATTAAATTACTTGCCAAAACATTTTCAGATAGTAATAAAGCATTTTTGGCAAGGGGTAAAGTTCCTTGGGAAATTAAAGATCTTATGCAGGAAATTAAAGATCCTCATAAAAACTTTGCCAGAACATATGAGAAGTTATCTGTGGCTAAAGCTGAAGCTGACTTTATGCATGATATACGAAAGCATTTACTTAATCATAATTTAGCTGTGATAGGTGAACCATCTCGACAGGGTTATAGGCTTACTACTGCTAGTGGTAGACCTAAAGGTACGACCAATGAAGAAGTACTTGTTAATTTGCAAGATATATCTCAGGAAAGACTTAAAAAAATTCTTGGAAAATCAAATGTTCACCCAACTAAAGTAAACCCAGATACAGGGAAAATCGACCCACGAGTTGTAAATCCATTAGAAGATCTCTTTGTTAATGAAAGCTATGCTAGATTTTTAAATGAAGGTATAGAATATCTAAGTCCAATGAATGCTACATGGCAAAAGTTTCTAATGCTAAAGGTTGCTTCTCAAACAGCCAAGACTGTTCTATCTCCTGCTACTCATGGTCGTAATGTCATGGGTAATGTTGTCCTAATGGTAGCCAATGGTTATAAACCCTATGCTTTAGGTGGAGAAAAGAATCCTTTTGCTATAGTAGGTAACCGTATTAAAGGTTATAGTGATGAACAACTTGGAAAGTATGTAGGAAGACTACAGGAACTTGGTATTATAGATAGTAGTGTTAAAGCTCAAACAGTTAAGAGAATGGCAAGTGATGCTTTTACCTTTGATCCCGGTACTCTTATGGGTAAACTAGGTAAAACTAAAGCCGGTAAATTCGTTGAAAAAACATTTGAAGTATATCAGGCAGAAGACGATCTATTTAAAATGCTCCATTTTCAAAAGACTATGGATGATATGAGGAAGTGGAATTTAGGAATAGGTGATGATGCTTTGGAAGAAATGGCAGCAGCTAGGACACGAGATTTAATGCCCAACTATGCTCTAGTTCCTAAAGCAGTTAAGATGCTAAGACGTTGGCCTCTTAGTGATTTTGCTGCGTGGCCTTCGGAGATGATGCGAGTTAGTAAAAATCTTCTAAAGTATACCTACGATGATGTTACAGGTAATACTGCTAAAAAGTTAAAGGCAAAAGGATTTGATATAAATCCAAAAGCTGCTGAAGCTATTAGAGATCAGGGCTATAGAAGAATGGGAGGTTTAGTAGCTGCTTCTATGGCTGGAGATGTAGCTCAGAATTATTCAATGAACGTAGCTGGTTTAAGTCAAGAAGATGTTTATAATGTAAATAGACTATCTCCACCTTGGTCACAAGATACAGCCAAGATATTTTTAAGTGGGCTTAATGAAGATGAGAATGGACATTTTGGAATAGACTTTGTAAATCTAGGACCAATAGATCCTTTCTCTTATTTGAAAGCTCCTGCTAGAATGTTAGTATCTCATCTAAAATCGGGAAAGAATTTAGAACGACCTGATATAAATGCCATGCTTATGGCAGGTTATGCAAATGTATTAGAACCATTTCTGGGAGCTTCAATGGCTTCTGAAGCTCTGATGAACGTCCTGCAAGGTGCAGGTACAAGAGAGGGATTAGAAGAGGCATCTAAAGATATACCCGGCTTTGGTTTAAGAATGGCAGGAGAAATGTATAAACTTCTGGAACCCGGAGCTATAACATTGGCAAGGAAACAATGGGATTATAATAGAAGAAAGGGAGCAGGAGTAACGGAAGGAGCACAAAGTAAGTTTGGTTATACGATGCCTCATAGAGAATTTTTTGATATTGGAGATGAAGGAAAAGGAGATAGTGGTGCTTTACTAAGATGGATAGGCATACGACCTCAACGACTAGATATATCGGCTGGCATGAGAAGACATCTATTACCTGTTATTAATAATATAGATAATGCTTCGGCTGAATTTACTAATAGTATTTCTGATCCAAGAGGAATGCCTCAAGAAAAAATATTTGATTTCTATAGAAAAGCTGTTATGAACCAATTGGAAAATTATCAGGAACTAAACAGTTTAACTGAAATTTATGATGATCTACTAAAAAATGCTCACCAAACTTCTGGTAGTAGAGATAATATGATTCGTAAAGGAATTACAAAAGATTATGCATTAACACCATCCTCTAATTTAATTAAATATATGGATCAAACTAGACGAAATACATTTCATCCTTTCAGTCCTAGTGGTACCGCACAGGATATTTCAAGAAGGCATACTAACGTACCTATTCCTTGGGAAAAAATACGTAGGTATCAAAAAGCAATGTCGGGAACAAAAATAACTAATAAATAGGAGTTACCTATGCAAGACATGACTATGATCTGGAATGCCATTCTCACGATGGCTATTGGTGGATTTCTGTGGTGGATACGTACCACTTCAGCATCCATTACAAAGATACGTGAGGAAGGGTTGACTAATAGGGAGCACATAGCTCTGACCTATGCAACCAAACAAGAAGTTAAAGACGACCTGCACCAGATTATGGCAAGGTTCGATAGACTTGAAGATAAGATAGATGACTATATGAGGATGGATAAGTAATGTCTGTTGTTAGAGATATACTTTTAAGAGGAATAGCTCCTCAAGAAACAGGTGGAGAAGAAGATCCTTGGATTAGAACTAGGGTACGAAATGCTCCCGGTGGTTCTACTGCTTATGGTCCTCTACAAATTACTGGATCTACTTTAGATGATTTAAAAGATAAACATTTAAAAGCTAAAGGACAGTCAGAGTTATCTAGTAAAGAAAAAAGTTTAATAAAGAAATTAAAAAGCCAATCTAAACTGTTTGCTAAACATGGTAACGAACAAGACCAAGAATGGTATGATTCACGATATGATTATGGTGGATCAGGAGATCTCTTAACTCCCGAAGAAAAGGATACCTATTGGAATTTAGGTGATAGACTATTTAGATTAAAAGCCTCTTATAAAGGATATGATGCTGATACATTAGACGATCTACAATTAGCAGAAGTAGTTGGAGATTGGTATGGAAGAGATAAAGAGTATACTGATGAATATATAACAAATGTTTTAGGACATTTAAAAAGACATACAGGTGGTATGATACAACGTAATCCATACCCATATAATCCACGACCCATATAAGGAGTTACAATGAAGAAGAGATGGGAGTTTTTCTCAGAAGACGATTTAAGATGTAAGGGAACAAGTGAAATAAATATGGATGAAGAGTTTATGAAAAGACTCGTAGCTCTTCGCAGAGAGCTAGATCAGCACATGCACATAATATCAGGCTATAGACACATGGCTTACAATGATGTTCTGGGAGGTACTAGAGACTCTCCACATTTACAAGGCAAAGCAGTAGACATTGCATGTCATGGTAAAAAAGCATATAATATAATTAGGTTAGCAACAGAGCATGGCTTTAAAGGTATAGGTATAAAGCAGCATGGTTCTAAGGAAGATAGATTTGTTCATTTAGATATGGATGAGTACACAACTCCAACGATATGGAGTTATAAATAACACAATGGTAAGGAGTAATAAATGGATTGGATGGAGTTTGTACGAACATCTTGGCCCATCTTTCTCGCACTTACTACCCTTATCATTGTGCTGGCAAAGATGCATTCTGATATTCAAATCATAAAAGATAAAATCAAAACACTCTTTGACCTATTTAACAGGGACCGGAGTTAAAAACTACGGCTATATTCTAGGAATATATCTCCTGTATCTCTGTAGCTCACACCATCTACCGTATCAGAACGGAAGAAGTTAAGAGTACGACCTACTGTACGGGTCCATGCTATCTCAAGGGTGTTGTTTTCCAAGAATCTCTTCTCAATAAACATCCTCATTTTATTATTCGTACCATCATCGGCATTGAATACATAACGAGTGCCAAGTGTAAGACCTAACTTTGGTGTCCTATCAGGCAGTGGAGCCAGATCTTCTATAGTAACTTCCTGTGCTACTGCTTCTTTATCTTCATTACAAGCAGCAATTAAAAATAAACTTGCTACTAAAGCTAGTATAATTTTCATTTATTTCTCCTTATTTAAAATTACATTTATTAATAAGTTGATTAACTTTATCTTTACCTAGTACTTGTAGAGCTTCGATGATAGATGTTTCTAATCCTTCTTTGGATATATCAGAATCTTTACCACCCTTGGCTCCTCGTATTCTGGAAAGAAGTTCAAGTGCTTTAATGGCACTATTTGTATGCCCACTATTCTTAGCAAATGTATATTGATTTTCTATTTCATCAATAACATCTATATTGGTTTCCAATTCATTTTCTAAATCGGATATTCTTTCCACAATTTCATCGTTCTTTAACATCCTATAACCTTGATTATAGGCAGATCGTGCAGCATAGCCAGCAGTCTTTGCAGCTTCTGTTGCATTTCGATGTAACACGTAGGCTTGAGCAAACCTCTCTTGTTTATCTGTTAGCATTATTTAAGGTTGTCTCTTTGTATACCTTTTGTCTTCTCAAAACTTCTCATACCACCAAGACCAAGGAGAGATAAGGTTAATGTCATTAGTCCTTCTGTTGGTATGACAGGCATGACAACATCAGTAGCCCATATAGCTAATGCCCATAGGCATATGGGCTGGAATACGAATTGCCAACCCAATCCAAAGGCACAGATCCACATGATGGCTGGCCTAGCTCCTGCTACAAAGATAGAAGGATGCTTGGCCTGTTCCTTATTAACATCTATCTGTGCAAGATTAGCTCGTTGCACCTGTGTCTTTAGTTCATGGTTTAACTTGGCACGTAGATCTTTGTCCTCGACAAACTTATCCAGTACATTATCTACCACACCTACTACTGATTCAATAATTCCTATAGCCATATGATTCTCCTATGTTAAATAGATAGCTCCAAAGAACATAAATACAAAGCTAATAATAAACAAAGCTAATACTAGATCCCACTCTTCCAGCACATCCTTAATGCTTGTACAGAGTATGTGTTTTAAATATTCCAGACGAGACAAATTTTTCCCCCACTTCCTCAAAGGTTACATGAACAGTTATACGTTTATTATGCTTAATATACCATACTTTATTCAATAAGTCCATCCACCAATCAGGTGAGTGTACAGATACATGTACGTTCTTACCGTTCTTAAATGTTTTAACTGCTTGATAACAAGCTATATTCAGGAATACTACCTTATTGGAGTAGCTCATAATCTTATCCAGTACCCACTCAGCATCTTCAGTAGGGATATGTTCCATTACATCGACAGATATTACTCCATCAAACATCCCGTCTGGTAACTTGGAGAACTTCTCCACACCCGGATCATAGCAGGTTACCTCATTCAGATTCCAGAACTTATCTAATGCTTTAGTTAAGTTCTTCTTGGTATAGGCATGATCTGCTTCATATAAATATCCTTTACCACTACCATAGTCCAGTAAAGTTTTACATCTATTGTCCTTCAGTATAGATCTGATATAGTGTACATACTTTAGTACACTCCTACCGGGAAACATAGTGGGATGTTTATGAAGATCTTTATATTCTTCCAGTAACTCTTTGTACTCAGCAGATGGATTAGTCATCAAAGACATCCTTAAACTCTGGTACTTTTCGTTCATCTAGATGTAGCTTCCATAGAGCAGACACGAGTGAGTTCTTTCCATGTACATTTAATGTAAGGTTCATGGATGAATCGTTAAAGGTACGTTCACAATCCTGTGCCATAGCTAGTAGCTCACCAGTAGTCCAGTAGTTTTCACCTCGTACATTCACCTGTAGATACTTTGGCTTTGGCTCTTCATCCTCTGCACCTGTAGTCTCTTTCATCTGATCATCTGTAGGTTGCTCCTGCATGGAAGAATCAAATCCAAAGAGATCGAATTTTCTAAAGCCCATCGTATGCATGATACCAAGACATCTCATGGCTGCACACGTACCACCTGTAATAAGAGTAGCTCCCTCTGGTATGCCAAGGTTGGGCATTACATGGACCTTCTGGTTCTCTATCTCCTTTTCTCTCTCGTCTTCATTACGTAGTGATTCGGTAAATGCGTGCCATCCATAGATGTTAGCTTTCTTCTCCAATAGATACTTGGTAACAGAAGGATCAGTCATGGATGCCACAAAGAACTTGGTAGTAGGATCAATAGTCTTGAATAGATCCTTACGTACTACACCATGTGTACTCTCTCCTTCGATAGATCGTGGATCAAGTACGATACAAGCCCACGGTTTAATACCATTCTCCAGTAACTTAGGATAGGAATGTTTCACACATAATACTTTAGCTTCTGGTCTTTCCTTCATAAGCTCCTTAACTTTAGTGAAGTCAGTGGAATGTCCACCGGATATAACTATAACTTCTCCTTCATTAGGTATACACTTACCAAGGAACTTATCCTTATCTATTAACTTCATGTTCTCCATGATGTTACTCTGTATATATTCCTTATCCACACAGTCTCGTGGATGTACAACGATAGGAACATTAAGAAGACTATCAGGGAGAGGTGGAGTAGTAGCCTCACTATAGATCATACAGTAGTGAGTAATACCACCGTTCTTAACAGGATCAGAAGAAGGAAGGATAACTCTCTTCACATTCTCCAATGTCTGGGCAAGTATGTTTACTCCATGATACTTCTTCAAAGGCTTCTTCTTCTCTGAATCCTCACTGAAGTAGTTGTCTACCATCTTGATACGGGCATTCTCCAGCTTGCCATAGTCATTCTGGATAGTTGTGATACTATTACCACCACCTATTAAGGCTATGTCAGGGTCTGCTTTGACCAGAGTATCCCGTGTGTTCCCTTTAACCAAGGTAAAGTTGAAGGTTTTATTCTTATCCTTCTTCATGGTATCTTTAAACTCTGTTAATCTTTTTTCAACTGCCTTCATATTAACATGAGCTTTGTGATTGAACTCTTCAATGTCTGTCTCTTCTGTGGCATCCTCAAACAAATCATATCCAGTATAGGTAACTTCATCGTTACTTTCAAAGGCAGCTAGAGCCATCTCTATAGCTCGTCCACCATTCCATGTACCTGTCTCTACAAAAGATGAAGACTTATAGTGTCGAATAATATCAGCCAGCATCTTGGTACGGTTAGGTCTGATGTCTGGTGGAACAGCATCTTCAGGCAATGGGAATACCCTGTTGCCATCACTGTCACGTAAGGCTCTGTTACTCTCTTCCAAGTTTGTGAGATAGTCTCTGAAGGGAGTAGCAAAGATACCCTTATTTGTATTGGCTGGAGTAAGAGTATGTACCCTCATGCCATGTGCTCTATAGATGTTGAGTAACCTTTCAAGAATAAAGGCAGCATGCCATTCTCTATAAGATAGGATCTCACTGCTCTCATAGGCACCTCGTAGATCACCAAGTATATCCAAGGGAGACTGATGGTCCAGATTAAATGCCATGAAGGAAGGATTACTATACTGATCAGGAGTATCCTCTGTAGTATCTCCACTCAGGTGTACTATATCAGAACCTTCTGGAAAGAACTTATGCATATACTTAGGTGTAAGATCAGCCACTGGTATGATATTAGTATTCATCCACAGTAACCATCCACCTGCCTTGGTCTTCTCTGCTATGGAGAAGGACTCTTCTGTAAGTGCAAAGACCTTTGGAGCCGTGAGAAGTGTATCTATTCTCCAGTTATAATCTATTGTACCATTCTCAGTACCATTATGTACATCCATGTTCTCACGAAATTCATTAAAGCCTTCCACTTCCTCAAGGTTTTTATATTCAATACAATCGGGAAGATCATAGGCTGTTATATCACAATCAAAATAGTAAGCTGTTAGTTTAATATCTGGATGCCAGTACTTGGCAACTCGTTGAAACATCTGGTGTGCATGATCTTTGAGAGAGTTCTCATTGAATGCTGTAACTACATTTATTATTGTCATTAATCTTTAGCCCTTATTAAGTAATCTACTTCACCATCCACCATGCCATTGGCTTGTAACCATCGTGCATCGTTAGTCCACTCAACTGCATACTTTGCATCTACCTTTCCTCTGCATTGCCAGTTCTCAAACCAAGGACCACCAGTGGTAAAGTGTACGTTCTTTGCTTCCAGTTTCTCAGGTGAATGTCCATCAAGCCAGTTCCATTCTTCAGGTATGGCTCCTATGTCTGCCTCTTTATCAGGCAACCACTCAAACCCATGTAACCATCTGCCTGATTGTGTATTGATATCATCTATACTAAGATTCTTGTGTGCCTGATGAGCACAATTAAACATTATAAGACTAGACCAGTTCTTCCTACGATATGGTTCTTGCACCTTGTTATCCATCTTGCTACTAGCTTCTGGTTCATACTCGTGATGTACACACCAGAGGGGATAGTAATCTAGAGAACATAGATCAAACAGGTCTGATACATCTGTCCTCATATACATGTCACAGTCCATGTATAGAGCCTTACCTTCAAACATATTCAGGAAGGGAACAAGAAATCTGGTAAAGGAAAAATCAGAAGAGAATGGACGGCCATCAATAGTATCATATCTTTGACCGTCCATTACAGAAAACTCCCTACGATACAGTCCCATACGTTGCACTACATCCAATCGGATAGGTACTACTCTTATTGGTTTCGTTGTTATACGTTCCAACGAAAACTTTAAAACTTGGTAGGCCATATCCTCTTTGGGATCGTAGCCAATATAGACTGTATTCATAGAGTCTCCTTTAATTAACTGTTATTTGTCTTGGTCTTTGCTCTTCAGGGATATTATGTTTCAATCGAATATGGAGTACCCCATCGGTAAGATCAGCCCCTTCGACTTCAACCGTGTCGTTAAGGCAGAACTTCTTTTGAAATGCTCTCCTACCAATTCCCTTGTGAACATAGTCAGAGTTATCATGTCTATCACTAGCATCTCCTTCTATTGTTAAATACTCTTCTTTAACTTCAACACTAATCTCATCCTTGGTGAAACCTGCAAGAGCCATCTCTATACAGTACTTGTCTTCACCTGATTTAACGATATCATAAGGTGGATACCCACTGCCTGTGTTATTATTAGATGCTGGAATATTATCCAACATTCTGTCGAACCCAATAAAATATCTAGGCCACATTTCATAATTTAACATAGCATTCTCCTTTGTTTAGGAACCCATTATGGCATTCCAGTGCAGGATTGTCTCACATATTTAGTTACATGTCAAGTATTTTTTACACCTCCAGAGTTCTTTCTTACTATATCATTATGATTCAACTCACTCCAATATATCTCAAGCCCACTGACACACTCATCCAGACTTGTGAACATATGGTACTCTCCGGGTGGTACTACGGTAAAGTCTCCAGCATGTAGTATAGTTTGATCCACCAGCTCATAGTCATTCTTCCATCGTTCTATCATTAGCTTGCCAGAGATAACATAGAAAGCATTGAACTTTGTCTGATGTTTATGCAATGAGCAATATGATTTAGGTTTTATATATATCTGATGTATCTCAATAGCAGGACTTTTCAATAGGTCTATTGTGTTACCCCATATTTTTCCTTCCTTCATATCAGGTCCACCAACTCACATACACCAGCAGTACATGCTAATTCTTGTGCTCCTGTAGTATTATCTTCCTTCTCAAACTCTGAGAGTAGTGACCAATCAATACGTTTCTTTGGCATAGTCTTCATTACCTTAGTATACTCCTCTTTGTTTATCTCTTGGTAGGGAGCCTGTTTATAATTGTGGTCAGAATATGGCAGGAACGAGACACCGGATAGGTGATCAAAGTTATCCCAACACCAAGCACCTACCTGTACCCATTCTCTTTCCTTCACAGATATAGTTACACTTGGCTTATGTTCACACCAATACTCTGCATATATCTTCCATACTTCCAATTGTTGTATAGCACTAAGATCATTCCTGAATTTAGACTTAGAACTTGTGTGAATAGGAAAGGAAAAGACAGTAACATTATCTGGACTTGTAACATCTGGCTCATTAGGAATGCCATGCTCCTTCATAAACTTTGTCAACGGGTCAAGGTTATCTGCCCTTACAGTACGAACGTAGTAGGGTGAATGTCTGGTGTGTATACCACTGGCACTATCCACTAACTGACTAACAGTACCTGATGGTTTCACACAAGTAATAGCCGTGGACTGAGGTATACCTAGTTTCTCTGCCCACTTCTTATTCGTTGTTACAGCTACGTTACGTAGATAACTAAGTGTATCTTCCAGATAAGGTACTTTAGCAGAGTAAGATAACTTCTTTGGTGAAGAGTGTAATAGATTACAGTCCATTATGCCTGTCAGAGATACACCCAACAGTCTTTCCTCTTCTGTATTGGTTACCCATCTCTTTCTAAGATAGCCAAAGTTAGTGAGTGTAGATTGAATAGTACCTAGCAGAGTAGCTACACGTACCTTTCTTGCCAAAGAGATACGATCATCTTCAGCCCTGCATACTACCTCTGTTAGATTACAGAACTGATTAGGACGTAGTATAATCTCTGAACAAGGATTAGTTCCAAAGTCTACATCCCACACCCTACGTTTATTCTGTGCTGCCTTTTGTTGTGCTGACTCACGATTAAAGATACCACGTTCACCACTCTTACTTTCATAGAGGGACTGCCACTCATTCATAAATATACCAGTGTCAGGACGGTTGGTATACACGGCAGAGTTATTAGCCAAGGCTCGTTGTGGATCAGTATTAAACCAAGCACCGGACTTGGCTGCCCTCATACGATCATCCGATAGATTAGACAAAGATATGAGAGCAGACCTACGTACACCACCCACCACTACAACTTCACCTACCTTGCAAACTATGTCATGGCACTCTATGGAATTTAATTTCCTACCTCTGGCTTCTTCAAACTTACGTATGGTAAAGTCAAACAGATCTACCAACGGTTGAGGACCACTGGCTCTACCACCAAAGGTTTTTAATCGGGAGCCAGCAGGACGTACCTTGCTGACATCTATCTTAGGTACTCTGTTAGTATAAAGAAAGGATACTAAATCTTTAAATGCTCTGGCCCATCCTTCCTTGGAGTCAGCCACACTAATAACATCATCGGTCCTCTCAAACTCTACGTCTGGAATAGTGGGAAGCTGGTTGACATACTGTCTCTCAACGGAGAAGCCTACACCTGTACCATTCATAAGAATATAAAGTATCTCATCAAAGGACTTTGGATTGTCCACTGGTATATAGGAACAGTTGTATCCAGATATATTCTCTCTCTCAAGAGCAGGACCAGCAGTCATCAACGATCTCATGCTAGGCATTACTTCAAGACTAAGAATAGCATTACGTATCATAGTCCAATCCTTGGTATCAAGCTGGTCCTTAACTCCAAGGTTATTCTCCACATGTATTCTAAAGAAACTAATTAATCTATTAACAGTTTCATCCCATGTTTCTCTACGACCTTCTTCTTCAAGCCATCTAGAATATCTGGAAAGATAGATAAAGTTTTGGTACTCAGTTGGCAGTTGCATCTATATCTTCTCCATATCTAAGTTCTAAAATCATTTGTGCATAATGAATAATCTTTTCAATATCCTTTGCCCCCTCACCTTTAGTACGATGACGGGTTACATACTTTACTATGTTGCCTTCAAAGAAATCAAGTTCGTTAGCATAAATATATGCTATAGGTTGTATTGTACATTTCTTATAATGATCACCACCTACTTGATAATCTTTTACTGACATTATTTATTCCTCTCATGATCTGACATAATCTGATATATTTTATATTTAAAATTAGGAGCTTGCTCAGAATGAATAGCTTCATAGGCATAGCTTCGTACTGAACCTGCATCTATATTAGCATTCTCACATATAAATTCAAAGTTATTACACGTTACACCTACACTGCAAAAGAACCAAGCCCTTGCTCTCTTGGCTATTGATTCATTGCTCTTATTTGTAGCATCCAATAGAGCTTGTAAGATAATAGCCATGTATAATCCACGTTCAGGTACTTCTCTATCAAACTGAACGATAGGATCTATAAATAGTTCTTCATTTTTCTTAGGCTTGTACATTACGTTTCATAAATCTACCAGTAACAGGATCTTTTTTTGTATTACGATTTCTATCTAGTTGTATTTTATTTTTCTTTCTATTTTTAGGATCTTCAAGGTATTTCTTTTGAATCTCAGATTGTTTCTTTTTAAATTCAGGATCTTTATAATACTCTCTTTCACTTAACTTCTTTCTATATTCAGGATCTTTATAAAACTCTCTTTCACTTAACTTCTTTCTATAATCAGGATCTTCATAGCTCTCTACAGGACGATAGAACTTACCGCCTACTCGTGAGTTATAGTAGGCTGGTTCATCTGTACCCTCAATGGTAGAAGAGAGAACATTAAATTTCATCTGATAGTATAACTCATAGTAACGTAAGCTACGTTTATTCTTATACTCAGCTATGATTTCAAATTTAAAATGTTCCTTACCTATATTCTGTATATCTTCATTGAGCCACTTAGATGAACCAGTGTAGGTTTTCCAATCTGATTCTCTCTCCTTTAACTTAGTATATAATTTGTATTGCTTACAACCTATATAACCTTTACCACTTTGAAGATTAGTTATGAGATAAACAAATCCAAACTTATCAAGATTGGGAACAAACTCCTCGTCCTTTTTGTAGACAAGCCAATGGTGATCTACCATGCGTGGATCTCTTCAACATCCGGTTCACGTACAACCTTAGTAAGATACCTGTATCCTCTTGCATAGTTGTATACTCGTAAACCTTTTCCATCATTAGCATCCTTCCAACATTCTTTCTTATGATTACAATACAAACAAGAAGTCCCTAGTCTACGATTACCTGAAGCTCCCTCTTTAACATCACTGTAACATCTATTAGGTGGAGCTTTATTACCTACCATTGACTTCAAGTATTGTACTCTATCTCCTGCATTAATCATTTCCAATGAATGAACAGGAGCTAAACATATCTCTCCACTTTGTTTATTGATAGCTAGGAAAGCAGCTTCATCCATTCCATTAGCTTCTGAATAGGCAGAGATCTGTGCTATGTAACCAAAGGGATCATCATTAACTAGATCTCCTTTATCAAACTTTTCATATCCTCTGGGAGAAGTAGACTTACAATCAACTAACACCCCATCAATCACACAATCCTGATGTCCCTTAACCCCATGAATATCCAATTCTTTTTGTGTATCTGTAACTGTATGACCAGATAGTTTAGATAAAGCTATGAGTAATTCTTCCAGAATATATCCATATAAAAATTTTATTCTAGTGGAAGGAGTAAAGGGTGTGGCCTTATCATTTAGATTTATATCATACCATACCTGCCGATCAGGTCTACCAATAGCAGATAGTCTAAGATTATTTTTACCTTCCCTTCTCTTTTCAGTTAAGGCTGTTAACAAATGAGTTTTTATATTATCTCCAAACTCATTTATAATATCGGTATCTATTTCATCTTCCTCTACAGAATTTTCAACCTCATTGAATAAACTATAGATATCTTTAACTAATGTATCTATTGATTTCATAAAGAAATAGGGGAGAGACTTTCATCTCCCCCCTCTCCTATGTTATAAGGTTAGGTAGCAAAGGGAATGTCTTCATCCCCTTCACCACTGACAAAACCACCATCAACTACATCAAAAGCCTCATCAGCTTCTGTGTTATAAGGAATAAGATTAGTAACTTGAACTGCCCTCAAGTCAGCACCTACTCCAGCTCGTCCCTTAAACTCCCAATCATAGGTTGTGTAATGCACATTAACCTCTGATCCATTACCAATAAGGGTTTGGGTCATGGTTCTTTTCTTACCATCTACTAAGTCAGGAGCACGGTTTAGGGAACCATCTTTCCTACGAACCCTACGTTTGACCGTAACAAATTCTCCACGATCATCGCCTTTGTTCTTAACCGTAAGACCATCCTTCTTAATAATATCCAAGTTCTTCTCATCAAGATTACACACATCAACAGACCATACCCCATCTGGATCGAAGGTGGTATTCGGGTTGGTGATAGCAGCCCAATAAGCAATTCCTGAAATTACTGACATATTTTTATAACTCCTTTATCAATGTTTAAAAACGAAGTGTCTCATAATTTATATTGTTTGTCAAGTCTTAATGTGTCATGGCCCAAGTTTCCCCGTCTTGCCATGTACTATCTAAAGGACACCTAAGATTTAGAGTATGCTCTGTATCTTTGATCGCCTCTTTAGTGATAGTTCCGAATCGTTGCACATCTTTCTTTGCAACTTCAAATTGATATTCATCATGAAAGGAAGCTACTAACTTAGCATCCACTCCTGTACTATTTATTCTTTGTATCATATTAACTAACCAATCTTTACAGATAGATGCACCAGCTCCTTGAATTATTGTATTAAGTGCAGTATGAGGACTACGAACTATAAGTGTACGTCCATCCAGACCTTTAATTCTTCCTCCCGTTGCTGCCTTTAATATTTGCTTACGTTTCCTAGCCAGAGCTGGTATCTGATCTAAGAACCTGTCTATTAATCTATATCCTTCAGCTTTATTTCCTCCCACTATTTTACCTAGTTTGGCTGCTCCTGCTCCATAACAAAAGGCATAGATGAAAGTTTTTGCCTGATCTCTATTTGTTAAACCAGCCAGCTCCATGTTAACTGTATGTACATCACCGTTCACAACTACATCAGTATAATTTTTATTATTAATTAAGTGAGCTAGTACACGTAGCTCAAGTCCAGCAGCATCTGTCCCTACTAGTGTGTGAGTATGAGGATTTGAAACTGTCCAACAATCTCTACATTCTTTTCCAAACGGACTACGTACTGCTGGTACTTGTGCTACGTTAGGATTATGGTGAGCCATTCTACCAGTAACAGTTCTTAATGTTAATACTCTTCCATGCACCTTACCTGTAGTATCATCACAACAATTTATCCATGATTGTATCTGAGCTATTCTCTTTTGTAACATAAGAAACCGGGAAAATTGTTTAGCTTCTTCCATGTTAATCTTATTAAGGATCTCTTCACTTACTATTATATTACCTTTATCTGTAAACTGTTTAGGTTCCCATCCACGTTCCTCTAATCTAGTAGCTATCTGTTGTCGGGAACCTATATTAAATGGTATGTATTTTGTTTTAGTTTTTAACTCAACAACAGTTGGTTCAAATTCTATCTTGGCCCAACTCTCTAAACGATTAGCTTCATCAGTTAGTCTAGCTAAAAGTCCAATAGCTTTCTGCATATTTAAAGTGAAACCATTTCGTTCCTGTTGATCTATGATAGCTCTAATCTTATGTTCCAGTTTAATAGAGTATGTAGAAAAGTTTCCTTTCTCTAAGCTAAGTTGTTTATATAAAGTCTCAGTAACATCTACATCATTCTTACAATACTCTAACATCTCTTTTGTATATGTAGAGAAGTCTTCTTGCTCTCCTTTAGGATGTCCTAGTCTTGCACCCCAAGCAGATAAACTATGACCACCATCTCTAATCGGATTAAAGAGTTGAGATAATATAAGAGTATCAATGACTTGCTTTAGTTTAATATTAGTATTCAATAATCTATTTAGAATAGGAGCATCAAACGATACTCCATTATGCATTATAAAATTATCTACAGTAGATGCCCAAGGTTTAAATGTTTCAAGATTAGTATGATCCCATACATTAACTTCAGATGTAGTAATATCTTTAGCTACAATGCAATGTATCTTGGATGGATTAAGACTTTCTGTTTCGATATCTACGATTGCATTCTTCATAGTCTTCCTTTTGTCCACACCAATTGCATTCTTCACCCTTTCCTATATACAATATTGTATGTTCCACTGGACACCAGTGTTCCCACATTTTTTTCTTAATCTCTGAATCCAATGTATTGATCTCCATCTCTTTGAGACTCTATAAAATCCATAAATTCTTTCATTTCTATCATAAATTTATAATCTTCTTTTTCTGTAGCCCCACAGAATTTACAAGCCTCTCCTATTTTAACTTGAAAGATTTTAACCCCATCACTTCTAGATGAGTCATCAAAACCACCACCATCAACACCTCCACATTCATGTCTATGTTTCCAATGTCTTCTAGTATACTTTCTTTTCTCTTTCATATTCCAAAACTTTCTCCACATCCACACTGAGATGTAGCATTAGGATTTTTAAATACAATGTAGTTACCATTAATACCTTTTGAAAAGTCTATAGTTGTATTTATCATTAGAATTTCTGCGTCTTTCTTAATATATAACTTACCCTTTTTAAGTGGAATTATATCATGTTGATCTGGGATGTCAAACAAAACATCCCATTGATAAGTGAAGCCAGCACAACCACCACCTTTAACACCAAGCTCTATACCTATTGCATTCTCTGAGCTAACAATATCTGATAGATGTTTATTAGCTTCGTTTGTTATTGATACTAACATTTAACTAGGGTACTTCTTATTGATAAGAGTATCTTTGTCATAACCTTTCTCCTTTAATACTGGACTTGACATCACCTTCACTAACTCAGCATCAGATACTTTGATATGAAAGAATAATTCGTTGGCACTTCTTCTATTATCCACTGGTTTAATCTCACACTTGTTGACCATTGCACCATCCATAAACCATGCCTGATCCAAGTACTTATTAAATATAACAAAGGTTAAGTTACCATGACATCCTTCTCTTGTCCACTTATCTATAAGCCTTCGTTTCCTATAGGGAATACGTATCTCCTTCCAAGATTCAGGCCAGTAGTCACGCCAACCTGTCTTTATCTCTGTTTCAAAGTAACATTCAACATCATCCTTATCCTTACAGACAACATCTACTCCATATGTTTCTTCAGTATTAATATCCTTATAACCTTCAGACATTAACCAATAACTCATAACATTCTTAGTTAAGGAATCATATTTATTATATAAATTTCTATCAAATTTAATCGGCATTAATTATCTCCAACGTCAAAGGGACTGTCAATCTCTGACATCCTTCCTGTTTCTTTGTTATAAAATAGATAGGTAGCTACTCCAGTGTCTCCAGTATACCTGTTCTTTAATATACGTACTGTTGTAGTATTAGATAGGATCGGATCATCATCCTGTTGATTTCTTTCCAAGGCTATCACCCCGTCCGACAAATGGCCGATGGAGGCTGACCCTCTGAGGTGTGAAAGTGTCACCTCTTTGCCCCCTTCATGTCCTATATCACCAGCAGGTCTACGTAGATGTGATACTAACAGTAAGCATATACCTGTCTGTTCCACAAGAGATCTTAGCTTGGTCATCAAGATGTCAATGGACTTACGTTCATCTGTATCTTCTTGACCTGATACTAGGATACTTAGATGGTCAAGGCATATCCATTTACAATCCAATGCTTGTGCCATGTACCTAACTCTGGCTAGTATCTCATCGTTATCTACTGATCCAAAGTGATCGAAGGCAAAGAACCTACCAGAATTAATAGTCTCTTCTTGGAATTGTTTCAGTTGTTCAGGTTCAAATCCTTCTCTAACTTCCTTAATATATAGACGAGCATTAGCTTCCACTGACATTATATTCCATGCAGTATTCTTAATGCTTTCTTCAAGAGCTAATACTCCAATGTTATCTTCTGTATTACGTAAGAAGTGGTGCATAAGTTCTCGTATAATACTAGACTTACCCATACCTGAACCAGAACAGAATGTAATTAATTCCCCGGTTCTCATTCCGTAAGTCTTCTCATTCATCTTAGGCCAAGGGTAGAGACAAGTCTCACAATAATCTTCTTCAAATAATTTATCACCTAAGTCTTTAAGATTAATAATACCTGCAGGTGTAAATGGTTTAGCATTCCACCATGCTTGGGTGAATGGTTCACGTTGATGCATCTTTAAATATTCATTAGCATCCTTATGTTCCATGCTCATAATCTTACACTTATTAGGGGCAAACAATTGGGCTACCTTTTGAGCAGCTTCCTGTCCTTGCTTATCCATATCAAAGCATATGATTATGTTGTCATATTTATCAAGGTAATCAAAGGCTTCCTTACAATCTCTTAATGCTCCAGCAGCACCTGTCTTGATAGAAACTGCGGGCCACTTTGATCCCATTAATTCATAGGCCGACATAGCATCCACTTCACCTTCACATATAGTTATGTACTTAGCCTTCTGATTAAATATATTTTGACCAAAGAGTACAGCATCGGTCATCTCTCCTTCAACCCACATCTTCTTATCTTTAGTCTGTCGTACTTTATTACCTATATGTTCTCCCTTATCATTATAATAACTATATAAATGATGGGTAGTTATATTACCAGCACGTTTAACTTTAGTATTAAACTTCTTAGCAGTCTCCATAGAGATACTACGTTCATGTATCTCTCCCCATTCACCTGTTGTTGCCATACGATTTACCTTTACCTTTGGTATTGATATTATATTTTCAGTATTACTTCCAAACCTAGTCTCACATGAGAAGCAATAAGAATATCCCCGTGAGTGTGTAACATTAGCATCACTTGATCCACACTCAGGACATGGCCCCCGATCTAACCATTTCTGTTGCTGCATTATACCCCCGGTCCCGGCCAAGTGCCGTCATATATTTCTTTCATTCGTTCACTCATCTCCTCTTCTAGTTTATGTTTCATAAGTTCTCTCCATGAGACAGGATATAACTTATGCATATGATATGATATCCATTCGGCTACCCATCTTGTTTCCTCTTGTGCATCTGCACTTAACCTAAGATTACATACTCTGGCAAATGCATAGAGACTACCACTCCAGTACCATTCAGTATACAATGATTGTGGTAGTACAGTTCGAGCTTGTTCAGGACAAACACCTGCCCTTATCATATCCTCATACGTTTTCTGGCACAGTTCAATAGCTTTACTATACTTCTCATATACCCATTGATTACCATGTACTTCATTGTCTGTTGAACCTTGCTTCTTATCTTCAGCTTTCTCTCTCCACTTAGAGGGATACCAAAACTCAGGTGGCTTGTCAATATATCTTCTACTTATTTCATTCCAAGCCAAGCCTACTTGATGCTTAACTAACTGACGAGCTACAAAGATTGGTGCTTTAATACGAAACACTACGTAACAATGAGAGAAAGGTGACCAGTGATTATGCTTGGCAAGGTAAGCTATCAACCTTTCATCTGGTTCGTTCATAATATTTATTCGTTTACCAAAGGATACTCTTGCTGCATTAACTACTGTAACATCAGTACCTAAGTGATCCTCTAGACTAACCCATCCATTCTCAGTCATATAAAAAACTCCTTGGAAAACACCATCGTTTTTGTATGGCACACTTAGGCACAGTAATTAGTCCACCATATTGTGCTTCACATTCTTTATCATAATTATTAACTGAACTAGCTAATGTAAGATATAAATCATCTTCATTAACTAAGATACCACATGATTTAATTCTCATTGGAGTTAACTCTTTTACTTCTTCTTCAGACTTCCAATCAGCATCATCATACTCTGAAGAATCAATCCATTCTATACAAACTATAGCTTCATTCATCGACATCCTCCCAGACATCATGCATAAAGTTATCAATGAATGTTTCTTTATCAGACATGACATCATCTGTATCTTGTCGAGCTAACTTCTTTGATTCTTTAAAACCATAGCCTTCTTCTTGGTATTGTTTTGTTATCTCACGAAAGATCCGTTGTCTTTCTTTTTGTAGAAAACTTTTCATTACTATAATCCCAAGTCATACTGTTCATCGTTGGAGTTAACTCGTTCCCAAACTTCTCTTTGATTAGTACCGTATACTTTTATCCATTCAGGTAATGTCATGAATGTAGCAGCTTCCTCCATGTCAATCAACCAATCTTTTATCCTACCCATAAGTTTATTCCTTTCTTTATCTTTAGCTATTTGATTTAAACTTTCCTTTAATATTTCTTGGATCAATATTCCATGTACCTTATCAAACAACCACTCTTTATGATCTCCATATTTTTCCAAGAAATCTGAACGACTTAAATCAAGTGCATCTTTATGTATCATCGTTCTCTTTCTTATCTATAGGATAAGGAAGTTCTTCTGCTCCTTTCTCTAAGTACTCAGGAGGATCATCCATCATGGCCCATCCCGACATACCTCTCTTTGAAAAGTATTCATTGTAATGCTCACGTTTTCCTTGATTGTGTATCTCATCTTGTAACAATTTTATTCGTGAGTAAGCACGTTGCAATTGGTCTTGCAGTTCTTTTACATTACGTCTTAGTTCTTTTTCTATATCCATACTATCACCTGTTGCGTTATTAAATTTCTTCCAATATGTAATAGCCTCACCCTCATTAATAAACTCTCGTAATATCAATGGGTTACCTAGTAAATCATTAACATACACTTGCCAACCAATACCATTGGCTGGTCCTTGATGAATATATCTTATCATTCTAATGTATGCTATCATAGGATTAATGCATCGGCCAAATTTCTACACCATCGGCTACCATAAATGTATCTGGTGTTACTCCGAAACCTTCACAAATTTTTTCTATATATATCTTAGCTTCAAACTTACTAGCAAACATGATAGGACTACCATCATCTTCACTGAGTACATCGAACATTAATTCATCTGGTTCTATTCTAGTAATTATAAACATTCGTATAACATTGTCCCTACTTGATAGGATAGTAGAGAACCTAAACCTACACCAAATAAACAAATAACAAAACAAAAGAATATGATATCACTTTTTCTCATGAGTTTATTCCTTTTAGTATATTATAAATAACATCTACAGTCCAAGCATTTCCTATTACTTTATATCTTCGTGTATTACTTATTCCTTTTGTATAATCTAAAGGAAGAGTTTGAATTTGTTCGCATTCATTAACTGTAAATTTTCTTTTATTATTATTCCTATCTATTATAAAGAAATTAGTTTGCCAACTAGAGCTAGTTATTGTAGGACATTTTCCTTTATACCATTTTAATCCACCTTTATTATTACCTCTTGGATAAACTTCGATACCTTTATAATCTCCAATAATATCTTTTAACATTACAGAGACATTTGTAAATAAAGATTTATCTATAGGAATATTAGTCCAATATAATCTTTCTCGATTTTGTGCAGATACAGAAGAAGAATTAATTTTAATAGGTTTAGTTTTCATATACTTACTTATAATATCTTCCCATTCTTTTTTCATAACTACATTTTCTAATAAAAAATATTTTGGTTTCTTTTTTATTAAGACTTCTAAGAATCTAAAAAATAATTCACTTCTTTTATCACTCAAATTTAGTTGACTTCCACATCTTGAGAACCCTTGACATGGGCTACCTCCTAATAGTAAATCTATTTTATTATTAAATAAATCTTTATGATCCATCCAATTATTTACATCTCCTATTTGTATTGTATTAGGAAAGTTTCTTTTTGTTATTGTCAATGCATCGTTATCTATTTCACTAGCTATATATTTATTATATTTTATACCTGCTTTATTTAATGCAAGTTGTCCACAAGATATCCCATCAAATAAACTAATAATATTCATGACCCTCTCGGCTCTAGTTTATATACATGCTTCTCTGTCCATAACATGTATCCTCTGTTATCTCTTCTTTGTATCTTATTTAATTTTAAATATTTCCATAGTCCAGAATAACTATCACGAATGTCGTTAACATTTTCACAATGAGGATCTTTTACTTTAATGTATCTAAATTTCTTCATAATATATCTGGTATCTCCTGAGTTTCAATTGGGAAGTCAAACATATTCCACATAACTAATCCTGTAGGTAAAGCAGTATACGTACTTGATTGATCTATTTCTTTATACCATCCTGCCATTATCTTCAAGCCTATATCAGTTAATATTAAACCATCATCTCTCATGGTCCATATCCTTTCTTGATAACTCTCCAGTATGTTTTACTCTCTTGATACTTACCAAAGAAATCAGAGATCCAATCTCCTGTTCTAAGGTAATGCCTTATCTCTTTAAGATATCCTTCATATCTCAAGCCATAAGCTAAAGCACCCTTCTCTCCTTTACGAGCACGTTTAGCCCACTCTTTTCCTTTTTTATTATTATACTCTGCCCACTCCTTGATATTAGAGATGTGTAGGTTGTACCCCTCTGGTACTGCCAAGCATATAGGATTAGGTTCGATGCCATCTACTATCATTAGTCATTCCTTTCAAGGATCGTGGGGGAATTGCACCCCCACTTTCCTGTCTGTAATTATACCACAAATATACGGCCACGTATATCTACGATGGCCTTCATATTCCAGAAGTGAGGAGACTTGGCTACATGGAGATACCATTTCCCCCAGTCATACCTCTTGCCCTGCTTTGTTTTCACAGACCCACGAGGTACACTCTTCTCTTTACGTAGACGTAATACAATATTCATTATAGTTCCTTCCTATAGGTTAGGTTGTATCTCCACATTGGAGTCGGTTTCAATCCAGACAGTAGCACCACACGATAGAGGTTTATCTGGACTGTAAACTAATTTACATGGCCCCTGTATTTCTATACTGTTGCCATATGTATTTGATTTATAAGTCTTAACAGTAAACACTGGTACTTTCTTATCCTGTTTCCTGTTAGCTTTAATGTTATGTTGATTAACATGAATACGTTTCTTCATTAGTACCTCTTAACTTTCTCAACTATCGTGGTAACTCCATTGTTAGGAGTGTAACACAATAGACAGTCTTTGCACTGTTGTCCAGTACAATTCTGACGGTCCATTTCTTCATGCTCTAACACATTATTAAATGTCCTGTCAAAATACTTTGGTGGTGTATCCATGATATTACTAATACGAGGGTTAGAATATATTAAGATTAAGTTATCGGGTTTAGTATTCCCTAACTTAAAGTACCTGTTTATTAGATCCTTTCTCTTAGTCCATAAAGCAAAGTTACAGCCGTGATTCTTACGTGCTATATTTATATAGTTCAAAAGATGTGTATGATTTATTAACTCACCATGAGCATCGAACCTAAAGTAAGCATCGTTAATAAAGGGTAGCTCATCATCAATAGATAGTAACCGACTGCTTAACAATCGTGAGTTACGTTCCAATGCTGTTGCTACATTCTTACGATACCCTTGGAGCAAGGCCCAACTATAACAATAAGTACATATGCTATCTTTCTTCTTAGCTTTATGCATCTTATTACAGAACTCATTAGTTATAGTATTAACAGAGATAGCATGAAAGTTTTCTAGCTTACCTGTTAATGTAGATATATGTATAGCTGATGGCATGTTCTATTCCTTATCTAGCTCCACTATTGTATGCTTCTATTGCATTTTCTATTCCAAGAGCCATCCCTAGATCATAGTTGTGTTCCTCTATACGGAATTTCATCTCTATATGATCAGCAATATAATTAATTTGTTCTTCAGTTAATTCTATTTTTTCCATAGTCCTACTCCTTCTCCTTATAATGTATGTCATTTATACTTTTAATATTAACTGTGTTATCTTTAACCACTTCATGTTTATGTAAAAGAAGTTTATCTAAACGTCTAAAATAATCTGTTCTTGAATCAGGATCATCATCATACATATATAAACTATCCTTATATATAACATGCCATATCCCTTTGAATGTGTTAGGCTTTCTCATAAAACGGAGAGTACCTCTTGGAATATACTTATAGTCACGATTAAAAGCAACTAAAACATACCCATCTGAATCCTCATTGATCACTGTTTTCCAGTGTGCCATCTTTGTATTATTATCCATGAATATTGTCTCAGATTTTTTAGCTAGTTTGAAACAATAAGGGAACATAATTCTAAGGGCAGGTCTATAGTACCTCATAATCCTATTCCTTAAAAATAGGGAGAGAACTTAATCTCTCCCTAGTTACAGTTAGTTAAGCAGCTAGTTGCATCCATTGTGGTGAGTGTAACATCTTCCTAACCTTATCTTCTCTACCACCTATGACAGTATGAGATGGACGGGATTGTTTAGGACCATCCTTATCATGACTAGACCACCATGTAGCAGCTTGATAAGCAGACCAGAGAGTACCACGATTACGAGTAGCATACT